TGTCGTAAAGTACATTACCAGATGGCGCGAAAAAGGTGGAGTAGAATCATTACGGAAGATAAAACACTATGTAGACTTTTTAATTGAGGAAGAAGTTAATGGCAAAGAGGAAGAAATCTACAGTCGCTCAAGAGGTTGAGAAAGCCGCAAAACTATTACAAAGATTAGTTAGATTAAAAGCATCAGATGACAACGGCTACTGTCAGTGTGTGACTTGCGGCAAGATAGACCACTATAAGAATATGCAGGGTGGTCACTTTTACAGCAGACGGCATACAGTTTTTAAACTTTTTGAAGAAAATATCCATGTGCAATGCCCTGCTTGCAACCAGTGGGGTATGAAAACAACAAAGATTCAGGAGGCTTATCGCATCTACATGGAAGATTTGTACGGTGTAAGGCGCATCAGGGCAATGCAACGGTTAGCCTGGAGGGCATCGCCTAAATTTAACCGCGATGAAGTCATAGCTTTTCAGCGTGATTTGAACGAAAGAATACAAGATGAAGTGTTTAGAATCGGGGAATATTAAATTAATTTACCTATTTATATACAGAAAGGTTTACTTTAAGGTTAAAATAGTATGTAATGTAACCTCAATCAATAAACAAGGTAATAAATTATGTCTAACTTAACTACACTTGAACTCTTAATTAATGAAATTGAAGTAATTAGCATAAAACGAGCAGAGGCCAGTAGAAAAGCTGAAAGTTTTAAAGATATGAGCAGTGAAGAAAAAAATGAAAGTCTTATTACTCGCATTACTTTAAAAGAAAGATACGATGATATTGTGGTCGAATTGCATGATAGATTTGATATTAAATTACCGATGTATAATTTTATTATCAAAACGCGAGAGATTGCATAAATCAACCGCCCCCTAGGGGGCAATCAATTAAGGGGAAAACAATGAAATTATCAAACTCAAGAATAGCCGCACAAAACAGAGCCGCACGTTACTTGGCTCAAAAAGCATTCGAGAAAACTCAGAAAGAAGACCATGATGCAGATATGTTTATGGCTTTTATAACTGGCATATCCGTTGCTGTAGTTGTTGGCATGGGTTATCAGATGTATATATTGGGGGCGCTGTAATGTCTATTAGCACTGTTAAAAATAATATAGCTGAGAGCATAAGAAATTTGGAGTCATTGATTATATGGGATGGTGACATTTTAGAACTGGACTGCGATTGGAAAGACCACTTCTGTTATATATTCTTAGACGTTATGGAGTCATGGTGGGATGACATATTACCTTACCCTGTAATTGACCGTAGAGGTTTTCTGGAGTTGCTGTATAACGGCTCTAATGAAGAGAGACTGTCAGGGGTTTTACGTGACGATATTTACCTAGCCATTGAGCCAACATTGCGTGACATAGTTCAAGAGGTATATGATGAAGTTCACAATACACCTGTAGAACCATTTGCAGGTTATGAGAGAGGGCAATAAGATGATAGATTTTCTAGGAACAGTGACATTTATTTTTATCCTTGCTTACTTGATGAGGGGATCATATTTCATAGTAAGAGATGCACAGAAACGATGGGAAGAGAGAAACAAATAGACCGAGGCTACCCCTAGCCCTTTGAGCCAGATTAGTCCACTGGTGGTCGAAACGGACTATTAATTTAATGCATATCGCAGATGATTAAATAGCATTATTTATCATAAGCTAACCTGTATAGAATGCGCCTCCACTAACCAGAGAGGCATTTATGATTCTTTACATGATCGTTTTTTGCATTATTAGCCTATGCGCTATAGCCAAAGATGAATTTAATTAACACTTTTAGTAATTTATAGTACAATACGGCAACTAATTACATACAGGTGATAGTATGGAGTTGCAATTAGTAACCAAAATCAATGAAGTTTACAAGCGAGAGTGGTTTGATTTGCTTGATAAGATAGATCAGATCACTCAGACTCTTGGCTATGCTGAGTACAACAGGCAACAATTCAGGGCTGAGATCATTAACTGGTGTGAAGAAGTCGATGCCAAGTTAAATGAACCGCCACCCGAACCTATAATCCCACAACCATTATCCGAAGAATTATTCGGTACTGAGGTCTAATGCTTTCTATAGAGTACAAGTCAACTGGGGAACTTGTCCCCTACGTAAACAACTCAAGAACTCACAGTGAACAGCAAGTACAACAAGTAGCGGCAAGCATTAAGGAATTCGGATTTACTAATCCTATCTTGATAGATCATGATGGGGGCATTATCGCAGGGCATGGTCGTCTACAAGCCGCGCAGTTGCTAAGTCTTGATGAAGTGCCTACTATTACGTTAAAGGGGCTTACAGAGGCGCAGAGGAAAGCATACGTGATAGCGGATAATAAACTCGCTCTAAATGCAGGTTGGAATGATGAACTTCTTAAGGTGGAAATTGATATGCTGTCTGATGATGGTTTTGACATTTCTTTATTAGGTTTTGATAAAGAGGAAATGCTTGAAATATTAGGTGAAACAGCACTGGATAGCTTTGGTGACGATGCATATACCAAAAAGGTAGAAATACCTACCTATGAACCAAAAGGCGAGAAACCAGATATAACCGATCTGTATGACGATGCAAGAACTTTTGAGTTGGTAGAAGAAATAAAAAATGCAAATTTACCGCAATCAGAAAAAGACTTTTTAATGTTAGCCGCAGGAAGGCATACAGTACTTAATTTTGAAAGTATTGCTAATTATTATGCACACGCAAGCAAAGAATGCCAAGAGTTAATGGAAAATAGCGCGTTGGTTATTATAGATTTTGATAAAGCCCTTGAGCTAGGCTATGTGAAATTATCCGAAGCTATATCTAAGCAGTATACAAAGGAATATCCAGATGAAGGATAGAACTGATTTTGCAGTTTTTATCTTAACCCATGGCAGGGCAAATAACGTTGATACAGTTAAGACGTTAAAAAAGCAAGGATATACTGGCAGAATTGTTCTTATGGTTGATGACGAGGACAAGCAAGCAGATACCTATAAACAAAACTTTGGAAGTCAAGTTTTTGTGTTTCCTAAAAAAGCCGCTATTGCAATAACGGATAGTGGTGATAATTTTACTCAAAGAAATTCAGTCGTATATGCTAGAAACTATAATTTTGTTGTAGCAAAAGAGTTAGGAATTAAATATTTTTTACAACTGGACGATGACTATACTCAATTTAGATATACTTTTAACAACCAAAAACAATATATTACACAAAATATATTAATTAATAATCTTGATGTCGTTATTGAAGCTATGCTTAATTTTTATATATCTTCAGAAGCAAAAACAATAACCATGTCACAAGGTGGCGATTTTATTGGCGGTGAAGGGTCTAAGGTTGCAAGCTTGCATCGTGAAGGTAAGTTTTCTAGAAAGGTAATGAATAGTTTTTTCTGTTCTACTGATCGACCTTTTAAGTTTATGGGTAGAATTAATGAAGATGTTAATTTATACACTGAAAACGGCTTGAGAGGCAGTTTATTTATAACAGTACCTAGAATACGTCTTGAGCAAAAACAAACGCAGGCAGGGTCTGGTGGGCTGACGGACATATATTTGGACTTAGGTACATACGTTAAAAGTTTTTACAGCGTAATGTACGCGCCTTCTTGCGTAACAATTAATGAAATGGGCGTAACCAATCGAAGGTTACATCACAGGGTTAAATGGAATAATGTATGCCCTATGATTATATCTGAGGACTATAAGAAGTGAAGAAAGGTAATCAAGGTGATGGTGGAGGTAGACCCATAATAGAGTTTACTGACGAGGAAATCACTCAACTTGAAGCATTGGCGGCTGTACTGACTAAAGGGCAGATAGCTGATTACTTTGGCATTTCTGAAACTACTTTAAGAGCGATAGAGGAACGACAGCCAGAAGTTTCTGACGCTTATAAAAAAGGAAGGGTAAGACAGTGCGCCAGTATGGGTTCTAACCTAATACAATTAGCTAAAGCAGGTAATGTAGCGGCTAATATCTTTTACCTTAAAACTCAAGCAGGTTGGAAAGAAACAGAAGCAGACGTACAAGAAATACCGCCTATCAATATTATAGTGGATGGCAATGCAACTCACGCCCCCACAGAGTGAGATATTTTGTAATCCTGCTCGTTTTCGCAACTGCGTCGCAGGGCGTAGATTTGGCAAGACACATCTATCCGTCACAGAACTTCTTAAAGCGGCAACCTCTGGAAAAAACAAAAACTGTTGGTATGTAGCACCGACCTACGGAGCGGCTAAAGAGATTGCTTGGGATATGCTTATACATACCATCCCAGAGGAATACATCATTAAATCAAATGAAAGCGCATTAACGCTTAAATTAATTAATGGTTCTGTCATTAGCTTAAAGGGTGCAGAAAAGCCTAACAATTTGAGAGGCCGAGCATTAGACTTTGTTGTGCTAGATGAATTCGCAGATATGCGTCCAGAAGCATGGTATGAGGTTATACGTCCATCTTTATCAGATAGGCAAGGATCAGCACTATTTATCGGAACACCTAAAGGCCGTAATCATTTTTATGACTTGTGGGCTAGTGGAATGAATGGTGCAGACGGTTGGGCTAGTTTTCAATATACAACACTAGAAGGCGGCAATGTTCCTGAATCAGAGGTTGAAGCGGCTAGAATAGACCTAGATGAGCGTACATTTAATCAAGAATACTGTGCAGAGTTTGTTACCTACAGCGGTTTGATATATTATGCGTTTAGTAGAGAACTATCTGTCGCTGATTGTAGCGATG